CTCTTGGGGGCTTACCGATGAGAGTGGTACTTTTGAAACGAGCTTTCCAGGGGCGAACACATATACGAACTTAATTGTAGGAAGCTCGATTGCTTTTGCTGTTAATACTTCGGACTTTTCGGTTTCCAATACCGGGATTATAACCTACACTGGCACTGCTACCAAGCCCTTCCTTATTTTGGTTGGTGCGGATGTTTTCGGCAGTAACAACGAGGATATTCGATTTGCGGTTACCAAGGTCAGTACGATATTGGCAGGAGGGATTGCCTCTTGTGTCTTACCTTCTGGTAGCAAGAGTGAGTCTGCGTTCTTGGCTGCGGCTACCACTCTATCCACGAATGATACTATCCGCATAAGGGTTAAGAACGTAGCGGCTACAAACAACATCCATACGGTAGCTGCTTCCTTGAGCATTGTGTCTTTGTAGCCGAAAAAACAACAATTTAGAATATCGTAATTTAGCACCCATAAACACAATAAGATGCCTGCATTACCAAGATTAACTGCTTTCAGCCTTGGAACTTCACAGCTTGTCCTTACCTACGCTGATGGGAGGATTTTCTATGTGAACTATGCTGATATTATCACCGTTGAACTTGACCCTACCTCTGGGGAAACGTTAGTCCGTATTTATGCCGAGGGGGAGGTTAGCGTTACCTTAACGGCTTCCAATACTGATTTGGTGGCATTAGGAACTACGGCTACTGCCTTCATTACCAACTTAAACCTTAAACTCGCATACTCCGCTTCCGCCCCTACCCTTGGCTCTAAAATGGAGTTGGTTACAGGCTCGGTTACTGGAAAGGTTTACACCGCCATTATGGTGAATGCCTCTACGAGTTTCACGACCTTAACTGATAGTAATGCTGTTAATATGCTCACCAATATGAATTTAACGGGCATTACCGTTTATACCGGAATGATTATCCGTGCTAATGAGGGCAAGACTATCGCTTCGGTAACTGTTTCAGGGGGTAATGTATTTGGATATTTCAACTAACTATGGCTTTAATACCTGGTTTCTCCATAAATGGGAATGCTCTTCATGTTACTCGGAACTATTCCGAGGATGATGCCGATGCTTTTGCAAGGGCGCAAGTTGATGCTGGCTCTCGTGAGTTTTCAGGTGGCTGTTTAGATGGAAGGGTATTTGATTTAAGGGGTAGGACTACGGTTCAGCCTTCCATATTGATTGTCCCTCAATTAACGAGGAATGGGGTGGCTTACAATCAACTCCCCAATACGCGCACCAACTTCATTCAAAACAACACGATGACAGGTGCGACTGGTTCGGTAGCACCTACAACTTGGAGTGTTGTCGCGCCACCTTTGGGGATTACTATTGGCTATTCAGCGAGCGGTCAGACGACTGCGGCTGATGGCACGTTGGTGGACTACATTGACGTAACGGTAAGCGGCACGGCATTGACTTCGGGTAATTTTAATTTGCGGCCTGAACCTGTGACTTCAACTGTCAGTGGCAATTTGTTATTTGCCTCAGGGATGACGTACACGGCCAGTTTCTATATGTCTTTATTGTCAGGTTCGGTTTCGGGAGTTAGTCCTAACTATCAAATTCAAGAGGTTTCAGGAACAACATTTGTGTCTGGTACTTCATTAGATTTATCGGCGATTACATCAAATCTTACAAGGTATAGTCTTACGAGAACGCTTGTAGGCACAGGCGGTGCTGATAGAATTAGAACGCGCTATGGACACGCCATAGCAAGCGGTCAGGTGTTGAACTACACGATTCGCATAGCATCTCCGCAGTTGGAGAAGGGTAGTGTTGCTACGCCTGTCATCCGAACGGCAAGTGGCTTTGTGAGCGTTGATATGCTTGGAGTGGCGAGAGATGGCGCACCGCCTGACTTCACCTTCACGCGAGCGACCACCGCCACGCGGGTGAATGCGAGTGGGTTGATTGAGAGCGTCGCTTCGGGAGTGCTTCGCTTGGATTACCCGATAGGCGGCGGTTGCCCTGCGGCGTTGATTGAGCCGAGTGCGCAGAATTTGGTGCCAAGTGGGTTGGTCTTTAATTCGGCGGCAGGGGTGCTATACGACACGGCTGTAAGCGATTCACCTGCGGTAAGCATTAACAGCGCCAGAATTACAAAGAATGAGGCGAGTGGTACGATTCGATATGCAAACCAAGTTTGTAGCACTTCCGTATTGGCAAGCAGTACAACATACACCATTAGCCGATTTTTCAAGTACGATGGCGTTGATTTTGCTACGAGTATGGAGTATAATAATGGTGCACAATGGGGCGGAACAGCTTGGAATCAAGTCATCAATATCGCGTCATCAGGCGTAACGCTTGGCACGAGTACAAGTTGCACGGGTAGCGTTGAGAATTACGGCAACGGATGGTATCGGGTCGCGGTACGAATAACAACAGGAGCATCGCCTTCGGGTTCGCCTGTAACTTACCTAATGCGCCTACCTGCGGCTTTATCAACAGGGCAGGGATTCCTTACCGCTTTGCCGCAGCTCGAAACAGGCGCAATCCCTACTTCGTACATCCCCACGACTGCGGCATCAGCAACCCGCGCCGCGGATGTTTGCAGTGTGTCGGGGGTATCGGGGTATATCGGGCAGACCGAGGGTACGATTTATGCGGAGGTGGTATTCAGCAGAGTCAATGGGAACATAGTTATTTCGTTGGGTACATTGAACGATAGAATTATGATAAATTTTGATTCTTCAACAAGCGTTTTGGCACTTATACGAGTGGGTGGAGCGATTGACAACTATACCGCAACGATACCCGCAATCCCTGCAACGGGCGGTGTTTACAAGATAGCGTTGGCATATAAGGCGAACGACTATTGTTTCGCAGTCAATGGTGTAACATACGCATCAACCGCATCAAGGGGCGTTCCAGCAAATATGAGTTCGGTTTATTTGGGAGCAAGTGTTTTCTCAACGGCTCAACTTAACGACCGCATCCGCGCCCACGCCATCTACACCACAAGGCTATCGAATGAACAGCTCGAATCACTCACCCGACTAACGTAATGGCTACCTTCCGCAAATATCACTGGAACACAAAAGCCGAATTCGAGGCTTTATTTCAACTATCGCCACCCGATGCCACCTGCGTTGAGTTGGGCGACATCGACAACACCTACTGCGTGGACTTGCTGTGGGATGACCAACCCGATGCAGATTGGGAGCAATACGAAACGTGGCCGCCTCCCGTGGGGATACATACGTTTTTAGGCTGGGATGAGGCCTATACAAACGACTATAATGAGCGAAAAAACGCTAATTAGAGGCTTATTATATTTGTGCCGTTAAAAAGATAGACAATGAACTCTTTTGAAGAAATACGGCAACATCTAATGTCTTTAGGGATAAACTTAGGCTTAGCCATAAGTGGTTTCTTCGGCTCTCTTTTAATACTCGGAAGGGCTAAGGATTGGAGGCAGAGGTTACTCGCTGTATGTGCAGGTACTCTATCGGCTACCTACCTCACTCCGATTGCTATGGACATAGTAGAACTCGGGATTGATGGAGCAGAACACGGATTTGCCTTTATACTCGGCTACTCCGGACTTACCGTAGTTGAGTACATTGAGAAAAAATACATCGACAAAATTAAATCTAAGACAGATGCCACTAATGAAAGCCAAGGGTAAGGGGGGAATGCGTAAGGCGGTAGCCGCCAATATCTCCGAACTAACGAAAGCCAACAAGGAAAAGCCTATGGGCAAGAAAAGGAGTAGGAAGCAGATAGCTGCTATCGCCTACTCCGCTGCTCGTAAACGGAAATGAAAGACCAAGCCTATCGGATTATCCTTGCCTTAGCCATCTTGCTTTGGGTGTACTGGCTATATTCCGATTACACAAAAAAGACCGAAGAGAAAGTTCGCTCCGAAGAAGCCTCTGCCTACCAAGAAGAGGTCAAAAAGAAGGATATTCAAATTAAGCGTTTAGAGGCTCGTAGAGACACGATTAGGGATACGATGGTAGTAGTACAGCAGAGGTGGAGAGAACGCATCGTAGAAGTGCTAAAAACCGCTAAAAACGACACGATAGAAGTTCCTGTTTACCTGCCCATGCAATTAGACTCGTGTAGGGAGGTTGGTTTATTGGCTATGGAGCGTTTGGAGCTTGCTGAAATTCAGATACGGACTTATAGGGATTCGGATACCTTGGCTTCTATGCGGATAGCGACTTTGGAGGAGCAGTTGAGTGAGTGTGCTCGTAGGAGTGAGCGTAGGAGGAAGGTTTTGAATACGGCACTCAAAGTGGGTGCTGGGGCGGCTTTAATTATAGCCATCCAATAATCATAGGAACAGAATATCGTTTATATCTATCCCATTCGACTCTATGATTGAGCGGATGTTATCCCTCCATTCTATGTCTTGGTTGCCTTCTGCGAGGCTATAAAGCTCTTGTAGGGCTGTTGCCAATGCATCTGCCTTGATAGCCCTTCGGAAGATTAGGGATTCCCCTAAATCGCTCAAATCGAACTCTAATGTGGCTTTAGCCATAATGTTTATTTAGTAGTGCTGATACAAATCTACCTACTTTTCAGCCTTAATCTTCTCGATATATACCACTGCATCCATCAACTCCTCTTGCAGATGCTGAATCCACTCGGCAAAGGTCAGGTCATCGCGTTCCATTGTCGTGCCGTACTTCCGCTTGCCCTGTTCCGCTCTTGTCCGAAATTGGTCAATAACTGATTCGACTATCTTATCGCTCATGCAAACAAAAATTGGTGCAGTTCTTCCACCGTGCGGCAAATCTCTTTCCCATCCTTATCCCACATCTGCAAGTCCTTACGCCTGCCAAAATCCTTCTCGTACATCCACCAAGTAAGGCATTCGTACTGCTCTTCATTAAATACGTGCTTCAACAGCAGTTCGATGACTTCTTGTGCGCTCTCTCTAAATTCGGTCAGGTCGATGCCGAGTTTGTAAGCCTCCCGCGTTCTTTCGTTGTCCGCATCTATCAGGTTCAGCAGGTGCGTTAGTTCAGGTAGGGTCATAGGTTGTCTTTTATAAAAACGCCATCTACTTTTTTGCCAGTACGACCTTTAATCTCATCATAGGCTACTTCAAGGGCATCCACCAATGAAACATTCCTTTGCTCGGCAAGTATGATTAGGGTTACTAAAACATCTCCGAAGGCATCAATTTCCTCTGCTCTTTTGCCCTTGGCGATAGCACCGCATAGCTCTCCAAGTTCTTCCACCACTTTAAGCATTTGCTTGGGGGCGTTTTCGTAGTCGAGCAGTCCTTTATCGTCTGCCCATTGAACTACATTTTCTTTTAGTTGTTCGAAGTTCATATTATTGGTTTTTAATGATTTCCATTACTGATAGCATCCCCACTTCTAAACTCTCCCCATCCCCTTGATTGAGAAGGAAGTCGGTTATTTCTGCATGTTGAGCCGAGGTTACTTTTAAGATTATCTTCTTGTTAGGCTTGTCGTTCTCGTTTGGCTCATCCTCCCCAGAGTTGTAGTTCAAGTCCTCGAACTTCTCCAAGGTGTTCCATAGGTCTAATCCCATAGCCTCGAGCATCTCTTGCTCCCAATCGTTCGCCAATAGGTCATAGTCGTATGAGCCGAAGGATGCGTTATCGAGAAGGACTATCTTTTTAAGCGTTTCTACGCTCGTAGAGGCATCCAAAATCTTACAAGGTACACTTGCTATCCCCAAGTCTTTGAGTGCGTATAAGCGCATATTTCCGCCTATTACGATATACATCTGCTGAGAGGGGTTATCGCCTTTCTCTTTGAATGGGAATACAACGAGTTCCTTGATTTTAAGCATTTCAGGGTTGTCCTCTATGCTCTTTTTGAGCTTATCGAACTTCTCGTCTTTGATGTGCCTTGGGTTCTTGGGCAGTCCCTCGATTTGTCCGAGGTTGTTTCTGAGTTGATAGACCATTAAGGTCTTAGTTTCTTTGAGCATATTAGGGCAAACTTATCTCTCCGTAAAAGGGCTTCTTATCCGCGCTCTTATCGCCACGACAAGACCATAGGGCACGAGCAAACCAATTGGGGGAATGTGTTTCGCTCTTAATACCTGCACTACGAGCGCAGTAGTTATCGCCCTTTGGTGTTCCTGGGGCTATCGTGTACCCTTGTGCTCCAAAGTGAACAGTCTTATCCCCTTTGGTAGCTGTGTACTTCTTCCCTTTGGCAGTTGAACGGGTTATCTGCCACCCTCTGAACTCAGGCATATCGGTTGGTTTTATTTGAGCAAATATCGAGAAACAAACTCATCACACTGCTTTTGGTTTCGAAGGATAAGGCATCCCTCAAATCTATCTCCGTACTGGTGAAGAAAAAGCTTCCACTTAATCTTCCCATCGGCAGTAAAAAATCCCTTCGTTTCCACCGCGTACCGCCCATCCACTACAAAGTCAAGTTTGTAGGCTATCTGCCTAATCAAATCTCCCTTGTAGCGGAAGGAGGGCATAAGTACATGGCTCACCTGCTGATGATACGAGATGTTAAGCATATCGAGCCTCCTCTTCAAATAAGACTCAAGTTTGCTGTCCGACCTCGTACCATCGGCTTCGAGGATTTTCTTGTTCCCGAATTTAGAACGGGAGGTCGTCTGATTGAGGAGTTTGATAGCCTCCGCTTGGGTTATTTTCTCCGTAACCGGTCGGTCTCCAATCGTTAAGGATTGCGTTGTGGCTGCCGAACTTGTCCGGCTCGGTCTTCGGCCATAAATTGATTTTGACGTACCCTTTGACATCCGTGTTGGCTTTAATAAATTCGATAAACTTATCGGCTTTAATGTTCAAGTCGGTAATTTTTAGGTTCTTAACGTACTTTTCATTGACATAAAGACCTTGGGCGTAAACAATCGGTTTTTTACTCATCTGTTTTTTGTTTATATGATTTAGTGTATGGGTTGAATCTTTTTGGTTCTATTTTGGAAATAAGCTTTCTTACTGCCATATTTCCTTTTCCTTTTCCGCTTAGGTCTATATCTCCGTATTTGACCATGAAATACTTCTCGCCAGTCCAAAAGCATCTTCTTGGTATTACATAGTTCTCATATCCGGAGGTATATGCCCTCATAATTTGACTCTTAAAGATTTTTTGGCACTTTCTGAGCTGCATGATGATATCATTCTTCTTAATCTCGTCTGGTTGAGAAACTATAAATTCATAGAAAAGCTCAAAGGCAGACTTAGCGACTACTTTCTCTTTCATAAGTGTTCATAGAATTTATTTCAACGACTTCTGCTAAAATTTCTTCTGCAATTTTAACGGCTTTCTTGTATTGATTGAATATTCCGAAAAACTTATCTCCCTTTCTCAAGGTATAGGCTTCCGCCATTCTCGTTTTCTTTTGTAGTGTTTTATTAAATAATTCCTTTAACTCTTCGCAAATCTCGGAATATTTTCTATCATAATCTAATAAATATCTATGATTATCTACCGCGTGGATAACCGTTGAATGGTCTTTTTTGTTGTAGAATTTAGCAATATCCTTCAAGGTAGCCCTTGTGTACTCCCTTGAAAAAGCCATACAAAGAGTCCTTGGGGTAACTATGGTTCTCTTTTTGCTCTTTTCAAAGACAAACTCCTTAGGAATGCCAATGTAGTCGGTAACAACATCCGTAATGTAAACCATTGTTTCTATGTCTTTCTTGCTTGTCATTAGAATGAGTTTAAATCGGTTGACTGAAATTCCGTTATCCTCGTGTACCGCAAATCGGTGTTGGCTATTGCCGTTCCCGTTTCGCCAGCCCTGTTCTTTCGGACTATTATCTCCATTAGATTATCGAGCTTCTGAAACTCTGGGTCATCCTCCGCTAAGTAAGCCGAAGGCCTGTGAACAAAGATAATTTTGTCTGCATCATACTCAAGCTGACCGCTCTCCCTCAAATCACTCGTGTAGGGGCGTTTATCTATCCTTTTCTCGCTATCTCTGCTCAAAGAGGATATAACACATACCCAAATGTTTTGCCTTTTACTTAGTGCCTTAAATTGCTTCGAGATATTGGTTATCTGTTCTACCTTTTGCTTGGTAGCATCTTCCTTTACAGGGCTTACGAGTTGTAGGTAGTCCACGAATATGCCTTCGATTTGGTGTTGGCGTTTTAGGCGCACCACTTCTGCTTCTATGGATTGGGTGGTAGCATGTGGTAGGTCTGAGATGTAGAGTTTGAGTTTCTTAATGCGGTCGATATGCCTTCCAATGGTATTGACTTCCTCTATGCTCATATCCTTATCCACGTTATTGAACTTCTGTCCATTGATGCTTGATATGTTCGACACGAGCCTTGAAACAAGTTGTTGCCTACTCATTTCGAGGGTAACGAAGCCAATGGAATGTCCATTGAAAGCCATGTTAAAGGCTAACTGAAGGCCGAGGGTTGTCTTGCCGTGTGCTGGTCTGCCACCAAGCAGGATAAGGTCTGGGGTTGTGAATCCGCTAATAATCTTATCGAGTGGTCTGAGGTAGGTAGGGCTCAGTGTAATCTTCTCCTTGCCATCCTTAATGCGAATGAGCTTTTGGGTAAGTTCGATAGCCGCTGAGTAGGCATCCATTGAAGCGGATACTTCCTTCTCGCCATTGAGCTCGGTAAAGTCATCGAAAGCCTTTTGGATATCGAAGTTCTTGGCTAAGTCTTTCTTAATTTCTTCGAGCCTTCTCATTTTGTAGGCTTCGAACAAATCTGCCTTGTAGGTTTTCCAATGCATCACCGCCATGGGTGATTCACCGAGCCATACAGCGTAACTCGGAAGGTCAGGGGTAAACCCCAGCTCTTTCATCTTCTTGCTTACAGAGATAGGGTCTATCGGTCTCTGCTCGTGGTAGAGCGTCTTAATGGCTCGGAAGCAATTAGCGTACTCTCCTGTGAACAGCTCATCGCGCATGTTCACTATCCCGGCCTCTCCCCTCATATCCTTGTTCATTAGGATTCCGAGGACAAGCCCTTGCACTTGGTCAATATACTGCATCTTTTGGGGGTTGGTATGTGGTTACTTGGTTTGGTTGCTCGGTAAATTCATTTGGTATGTCATCCTCCCAACATCTCTGCCGTAGGTATGTCGCTGGCATCTTCCTATACTTCACATCGGACTTCCAACGAACATACAAAGGTACGGTTTTAATTATCATATCCACATCTTCTTCACATAATTTTTCCCAAAGCTGTTCGCACATCTTCTTACCCTCTTTTCTATCGTAGATTTTCCAAAACAAATCAAACTTCTCTTGCTTGTCCGAATCGAGTCCCTTTTCTTTTTTCTTTTTATATATTTTTCTTTTTTCTTTATTAGTAATATCTTTATATATATTATCTATATTAGATATATAGTCCGAATCATGTTCGAACTTGTTCGAAGTATGTTCGAAGTTGTCTAAATCGATTTTGCCTTCAACCATTCCGACTGCCAGTCTGCCTATTGAGCCTTCTTGTGGCATTCTTTCTTGGAATGAGTAGTCCATAATCGCGTCATAGGCTTCGAGCCTTAAATCGTTTGGAAGCAGTCTTATGGCTATGTAGAAGTCTCTACAAAACGCCATGCAGTCTCTTTTGTGGTCGAGTGGGGTCATAGCCTTGATGACCCAACTTGGTATGGTTTCTTCCATTTGGTTTTTTTGGTTAAGA